GATAGAAGAGCATGAGGATGGTAGTGCCACACTGCAAGTAGAGTGTGACCCTGAAACCTTTGCGGCTATCTTTGATGTAGGATTTGTAACATTAATCAAGGCTGGCTTAGAGAAGGAGAAAGAAGATGGGTAGGTATGTAGTGGAAATAGAGGTTGAGAAGGGTGAATACACCTTTGTCAGGAAGGAAAACCCTTGGACATATGACACTGAGGTATGGGTCTTTAACAGCCGTGAGGAAGCCCAGAGAGAGGTTAAGAAGTGGAATACGGGTAGAGTAGTGGAGTATCTATAATGTTGTTCTATACTGTCCTTGTATTGAGCTACACGTTAAATGATGACTACCTACAAGCTAAGGTCATCTTCCCTAGTGCTAGGGCCTGTGGAGACGCTCTACCAACCTATTATGAGCCTGTGTATGCCCTAGAAAGGAATGCCATAGGTCAATGCCTAAAAACTGAGGTTATATCAGCCTCTATCAAACCTAAGAGACGTCCCGATGGAAACGGGTGAGTTAATCCCTTACATAATAACTATGGGTATTGTTATATCTGCACTTGCAGCACTGCCCGTAGGAATTATGTTAGGTTTATATATAGCAATTAGAGATACCATGAAGTGGTGGAAAGATAAGACATGAAACCAGAAACAATTATGATGATGTGCGAGGGCTTGGCCCGTAGATATAAAAACCCTAATCACTACGATGACCTTGTAGGTGAGGGTGTATTACAATGCTACGAGATCCTAGCTGAAGACCCTAAATCCCATCCAGCGAAATTATATCGTGAGGCTAATCGTAGGATGCACGACTACCTTAACCTAGATGTTTTTCCAGTCGCTATCCCTGCCTCTGATGTGTCACGTAGGCTAAGTAGAAATATAGATACAGAGGAATTTGGGGACCATACTTGGAGCGAAGATGGTATTAATTACCTAAGAAACATTCTTAGCTCTGAGATCATACCTTTTGATACAGCGTCTTTGTTTAACGAGACAGTTGAGGAGAACTACGAAGAGACGGACTTTTACAATAAACTAAATGAACAGATAGAGTTGATCTTCAATGATGACGATAGGCTTCTGCTGCACATGAAGTTTGTAGAGAACATGACTCAATCAGATATGGGTGACTTCTTTGGTATATCTCAGCAAGGAATAGATCAAAGAGAGAAAAAGCTATTTGCTCAACTGAGAAAGATAGTTACAAATTTGCAACAGATACAAAAACTTTAGTTGTCTTATTTGTTAAATTCAAAAGTAGGTGCCTATAGTATTATGTCCCCCTTTCGTTAAGGCCGATTGTTGTAGGTATGGTAGTAATAATAAGGAGTAAGTATGAATACAGATGTACATGATAACGTGAGAGATCAACCGTGTCCCTATGTGGACTGTGGTTCATCAGATGCTTTTAACTATAACACTAGAGGCTTTGGTAAGTGCTTCTCTTGTGGGAGTAGTTATCCTTCTAGGAAGGCAACCTTTGATTGGGCTAATGACAAGTACCCCGTCAGTGGAAATACGACCTCAGAGAGCTTAAGAGAGGCTCAGGATGGTGGTAGTTATACAGCTATGCGAGGTATATCAGAACGCACTATGGAGCAGTATGACGTTCTTACATACCCTAACGGTACTCAAAACTACGTGTACCCCAGCGGGGGAATAAAAACCAGGAATCTTAAGGAGAAGGATTTCTATGCAAGCAAAGGATTTAAGACTGACGAATTGTTCGGTATGAACTTTTTTACTGCTGGCTGCTCTAATGTCTTAACTATAACAGAGGGTGAGGTAGATGCCATGTCTGCTTACCAGATGTTAAGCTCTAGGGACACTTACCTCAATCCTGTAGTTTCTCTACCATCAGCTACCCCCTCCAAGGCACTTTGGGAGAAGTGTAAGCCTTACCTAGATAGCTTCCAGAAGATTATCTTGTCTGTAGATAATGATGAGGCTGGCAACGGTATTGCCGCAAAGATCGCTAAGATGTTTCCTAACAAGGTGTATCGTGTCTCTCACAATAAGTATAAGGACGCTAATGACTTCTTGACCGCTGGTGCAACAACAGAGTTTAAGAATGCTTGGTTCAACTCCTCTAAGTATGTACCTGACAATATCTTCAATACTACTGAGCAGTTCCTTAACTTGTACCATGACACTCCAGAACACCAGTACGTTCCTACAGGTATTGAGGCTTTAGATGAGAAAATCTTAGGTCTCATGCAAGGTCACTTCACAGTTATCAAGGCACCTACAGGCATAGGTAAGACAGAGGTAATGCGGTACTTAGAATATAACATGCTCAAGCGTAAGGTTCCTATTGCTACATGGCACTTAGAGGAAACTAAGTTACGTTCTTTGCTTGGGCTTGTGTCTTATGAAGCTAAGGACAATCTTACACGTAGGGATCTTATTGAAGAGTCTGGCTCAGAGGAAGAGGTTATCAAAGCTATTGAGAGCTTAACCAAAGATGAGTTGCTATATCAATTCTATCTTGAGGAGAACCAAGGGGCTGATGATCTATGTGATCAAATACGTTTCTTTAGTCAGGCTTGCGGATGTAAGTTTATATTCTTCGAGCCGATACAGGATGTAGTTACTGGACATTCAGAGGAGAGTAAGGAACAACAGCTTGCTGACTTATCGGTTAGATTATCTAAGCTTGCAGCAGACCTTAACGTAGGTATTGTAACTATTGCTCACACCAATGAGTACGGAGATCCTAAGTATTGCAAGATGATTGGTCAGAGGGCTTCTGTAGTCTTAGACTTAGAAAGAGACAAGGAAGCTGACACATTAGAAGAGAGGAATACTACATTGATTACGGTACAAAAAAACCGACCCTGTTCCATCGAAGGCAAGGCCGGTAAGCTGAGATTCAGCACTGATACGTTTATGTTAAGAGAGGTACTTTAATGATAATATCTTGGTGGAGTGCGGGTGTTACAAGTGCAGTTGCAACTAAGCTTGCTATCCAAGAGTTTGGTGATGAAGTTAAGCCTATCTATTTTGGCATTGACTCTGCACATAGTGACAACGCTAGGTTTAAAGAACAATGTGAAGAGTGGTATGGTTGTGAAATAATAACTGAACGTGCGCCAGAAAAGTACAAAGATCAGTTTGATGTCATAAGTAAAGATAAGTATGTTAATGGTCCAGCTGGGGCTAGGTGTACTCTTGTACTAAAGAAGCGTGTTCGTCAGAGGTTAGAGAAGGAGCTTGACTACAGAGGTCAGATCTTTGGCTTTGAGTACAGTAAAAAAGAAGTCAACAGAGCCATACGTTTCAAGGAACAATATCCAGACGCTAAACCTTTCTTCCCTCTGATAGAAAAGAGAATGACTAAACCTGAGTGTCTATACTTCTTACAGGAGGCTAATATAGAAGTTCCAACCATGTATAAGTTAGGCTACAAAAACAATAACTGTATTGGTTGTGTTAAAGGTGGCGCAGGGTACTGGAATAAGATCAGAGTGGACTTTCCCGAACACTTCGATAGGATGGCAAAGGTTGAAAGGGAGGTAGGTAACTCTTGTTTACGAGGGGTCTTCTTAGATGAGCTTGACCCTCAAAAGGGACACAAACAAAAAATAGTCATGCCTGACTGTGGTAACTTCTGTGACATAGAGTTTGAGGAGTTAGATCATCCGCAGCTAGATATGATGCTTGAGACACCAGAATTAATGAGAGGAATATAATGAGAATATTTGATATAGAAACAGATGGCTTCAATAGCACAAAGATCCACGTAGTATCTTGGTCAGATGACTTAGGTAAGACAGTAAACTCAACACATGACTACGATGAGATGCGTGAGGTATTTAAAGTTGATACACTCGTAGGACACAGCATTGTTAGGTTTGACATCCCCGCAGTAGAAAAAGTGCTAGATATAAAAGTTAAGGCTCGTCTCATAGATACCTTAGCTGTAGCTTGGTATGTAGATCATGAACGTGGTAAGCATGGCTTAGAAGGCTACGGAGAAGACTACGGAATACCTAAACCTAAGATTACTGATTGGCAAAGTCTGACACCTCAACAATACGCTCACCGTTGTGAGGAGGACGTTAAGATCAACTCTAAGTTATGGGTAGCTTTAGACAAGAAGCTTAACAAGCTGTACGACAACAAAGAGGATAAAAACCGCCTTATAGACTACCTAACCTTCAAGATGGAGTGTGCAGCGGAGCAAGAAGCCCTACAGTGGAAATTAGATGTAACTAAAGCTCGTACACACCTAGAGGTATGGGAGACACTGAAGGCTGAGAAGATCGAACAGTTAGCTAATGCTATGCCAGAGGTTAAGAAGTATAAGATGGCAAGCAAACCCTCACAAATGGAGAAGAAGAATGGGGAGTTGTCTGTAGCTGGTGAGAACTGGGTGACTCTTTGTAGACAGTATAAAGTTCCAGTGACTACAACAAAGATGCAAGTGCTGCATAGGGTCGAGAGAGCTAACCCTAATTCTCCTGATCAAGTTAAGTCTTGGTTGTATAGCTTAGGTTGGGAACCAGCTACTCATAAGTATGTTAAGGATAAGGATGGTAAGAATGAAAGAAGTATTCCGCAGATCAGGCGTGATGCAGAATTATGCCCCTCAGTCTTACGACTGGCCCCTAAGGACAAAGCTATACACCTTCTTGATGGGCTTTCTGTTCTCAGCCATCGTATTTCTGTTCTTAAAGGCATGGTTGATTCAGAGCGTGATGGATACGTGCAAGCAACTATCGCAGGATTTACCAACACAATGCGCTTCCGTCATGCAAGACCGTTAGTCAACCTCCCTTCAGTGGAAAAGCCCTATGGTGCTGAGATACGTGGATGTCTGACTGCACCTGATGGTTACACCTTATGTGGGGCTGACATGACTAGCTTAGAGGACACAACCAAGCGTCACTACATGAAACCATTAGATCCTGATTATGTAGCTGAGATGAGTAAAGAGGGCTTTGATCCACACTTAGACTTAGCTAAACATGCTGGTGTTATCACACAAGATGACATCGACAAGCATAACTCAGGGGAACGTAGCTTGAAGTCACTACGCAAGAACTACAAGGTGGTGAACTACAGTGCTACATATGGCGTAGGAGCGCCTAAGCTGGCCCGTGAGACGGGTATGAGCTTAAGAG